GGCTGGCTGAGGGGGACAACTCTGAAGACCATGCGGCTGCTATCTTGTGGAATGCTTCGGCTTGGTGCTGGACTGAAGAAAAGATTAAAGAGGGAAAGCTCCCGTCGGAACTGGACGATATAGGATATAGAGATGAAACACATACTTAGTTTAGGAGCAGGGGTACAGTCGTCGGCGTTAGCTTTGATGGCCGCTAAAGGAGAGATAACACCAATGCCAGACGCAGCGATCTTCAGTGATGTAGGAGCCGAGCCTCAAAGTGTATATGATTATCTTGATTACTTAGAGAAGCAGCTACCGTTTCCAGTATACAGGGTGATGGAGAAAGATGGATTATTAGAAGATGTGAAGCGAGGTATATCAGGCAAGCGTTGTTCTAATCCTCCGTTTCATACGACTACTGGGATATTGATGCGGACTTGTACTGTTGATTTTAAGATACGTCCTATCATCAGGAAAACAAAAGAGATAGCAGGGTGGACTGGAAGGAAACCTAAAGAACCTATCGTAACCACTTGGATCGGTATATCATTAGATGAGATACAACGCATGAAAGAATCTAGGGAGTCGTGGATAGAGCATAGGTTCCCATTGATTGAGAAGCGTATACACAGATACCAATGTAAGAAGTGGATAGTTGATAACGGGTTTCTTGAACCACCTCGATCTGCTTGTTGGTTCTGTCCTTATCACTCTAATAAAGAATGGAGAAGATTAAAAGACGAAGAGCCTGAGGAGTTTAAGAAAGCAGTGGAGTTAGACAAAGAAATTAGAGATGGAGTATATAACACAAAGCAACAGTTGTACTTACACAAAGCTAGGATACCATTAGATCAAGTTGATTTATCTACCGACACGGAACGAGGGCAAGAAGAGTTTGGCTTCATACAAGAGTGTGATGGGATGTGTGGTCTATGAGAAACTTTGCTTTAGCTTGGTTGCAAGTTACTTTGATTTGTTTAAACACTTGGCAGATAGCTAACAGTAAATTCATCGGAGCTATGATAGTTGGTTTTCTTATTAGCTTAGTGTGGACCTTTAATGTTCAGGATATATCTAAGTCTTGTTTGAAAAGTAAAATCACATACTCACTTGGAGCTATGACCGGAACAGCTTCTGGATTATTGTTATCTAAAATATTATATTAAACATGAACGACCACGAAATAGTATTACCCGCTCTGTCTCAGGAGCTAATCAATAAACTTGACAAACTGTTCCCGGATAAATGTCCACTGTTGACAGACCCTGAAAGGGAGGTATGGTATAAGGTAGGACAAAGAAGTGTAATTAATTATTTACAACAGACTTACGACGACCAACTAGAACAAGATATAGTAACTAAACAAGTACAGAATTAGCCATGTGTTTTTCACAGCCCGACATTCCACCACCGCCACCACCTCCGGCTCCACCACCTCCTCCGCTTCCTACAGCAGAGAAGGCAGTTACTCAAAGAGCTACTCAACCTACTAAGCGTCGTCGTGGTACAGCCCAAGTCACAGCTACTCGTCGTCCTACACTGAGCATGGGTGGTGGTAACGGTGGAACGGGAGTACAGCTTTCACAATAATATAACAATATAAATATAAATATATATGAGCCTTCGCACACTTGATAAAAAGACGTTGCTCTCATCTGCTACTAGTTCAGGGGCGGGTAACAGTTTCTCGGTTGAGCGTTCTAAGGGATGGACATTTGTCGTCGCCACAGAATCCGCAGGAGCCGCAACAGTAGACATTGAAGCTTGGATTGGTGGTGCTTGGCACGTCGTCCACAGTCAATCGGTATCCGCAGAAGGATCGGTTATGATTCGTGATGACCACGGACACTACGAAAAGCTAAGAGCTAATGTCTCCGCTTACACCGCAGGTACTCACAGCGTATTCGCTACCGGTACTGTTGACTCTCTATAATGTCGTTAATACTCACACCGTCGATTGAAAAACCAAGCAACATCATTGGACTGCCGGGTAACTTCATACGACCAGCTTTCGAGAAGCTCTACGGATTTGATGTACCACAAGAGGAAGTCATAGACGGAGCGATCTTTACAGAAGCAAGTGAACCATTGACAACAGAACTAAACGAAATATTATTATTTGAACCCGCTTAATACTCATGGCTAATAAAAAGATAACAGAGCTTACCGAAGAGACCAGTCCACAGGGAGCCGATTTACTCGCACTGGTAGACGACGTATCAGGTACACCTACCACAAAGAAAGTAACCGTAACCAATTTAATGGGACAAGCTCCCGTACAAAGCGTTAACACAGCAACAGGTGCAGTAGTATTAGATGCCGATGACATCGACGACTCTTCAACCACCAACAAGTTTGTTACAGCTGCTGACATTACGAACCTTGGTAACTTAAGCGGTACGAACACGGGCGACCAAGACTTGAGTAGCTACTTGCAAAGCGTATCAGCTGGTGATTTAACAGACGGTAACTTTGACGGAACTGCTATCGAAGGATTCGACGCTTCATTAAACGATCAAACAGGAACCACCTATACATTAGTATCTGGAGACAACGGTAAAGTAGTAGTACTTAATAATGCTTCTGCTGTAACTGTCACAGTACCAAGTGGTTTAGGAGTTGGGTTTAATTGTAGCTTCGTACAAAAGGGAGCGGGTCAAGTATCGTTCAGTGCTTCAGGAACTACGATCAATAACAGGCAGTCTCACACCAAGATCAACGGTCAGTACGGAGTAGCTAGTCTAGTTGCTTACGTTGCTGATACATTCGTCCTTGCTGGAGACACCGCTTCTTAAGATATGTTCGTAATTCCTACATTTGGATTAGGTGTTATCGCCAGTCCTACTGTACCACCTTCTTCTTTTGAGGGAGCCGCATTAAGCGATTCTAACTCTCAAACAAGCGGAACAAATACAATTACATTTAAGGTACAGCCCGGTATTGATATTTCTGCTGGCGGTTCTATCACACTTACTGGATTAACAGGATCACAAACAGTAGACGGTTCCTTAACTTTAAGCGGGGCGGGAGCATCTGTATTTGGTAGTGCTGGTTCTTGGACACAGTCAACAGGTACACTTGTACTTACAGTAGATACGGGTCAGACATTAAGCACAGGTTCCAATACTTTTATTACATTTAACCTACAAAATCCAGCAACCCTTGGATCATCAGGAGTAACAGCCACATTAAACGGAACAGGTCATCTACAAGCATCTGTAATAGGGACTGTATTAGATACAATCCACGACAGTACATTAACCTTCCCAACCATCCAAGTATTCGACAATGCGTCTAATTTTATCGGAGACGCAGGAGCGGATGACTACACCATCGTACACGCAAAAGACACCGATAAGTTATATGTGTATGACGGATCAGTATGGGTAGTATATAATCAGAATTAATTAACAATATGAGTACATTAAATTCAACAACTTCAACAACTCGTCCTACTTTAGGGGCAGGGGATGTAGGTAAGTCTTACTTTGAAACAGATTCCAAAAAACTTCTTGTGTGGGATGGTACTGGATGGAATGAATGGAATAGAGACTTAACTGTAACTCCCGGTTTTAATAATGATTTTACAGCAGCCCTAGATGGCACGAATGATTACTTGACTGTTCCATCTTCTACTGATTTTGATTTTGGCACGGGTGAATTTAGTATTATTTTTTGGATGCGTATTACTTCTAGGGCTACATACGGTGGTTTGGTTACGCAAGGACTAGACAACAGAGTTAAATTTCAATCGGCAGATCACGTTATTAATATAAGAATGAACAACACTGAATACTCAGTAATCACTTATAATCCCGGAGGTACTAATACATCACTCTTAAATAGCTGGCATCACATTGCGGTAATAAGAACCGGAACTAGTTTGAAGGGTTATGTAGATAATGTAGAGTATGGATCACATACTGCTACTCAATCCTTTAGTTTAAATGGTCAGGAATGGGGTAAGAACTTTAGTGATTACATTGGCGGTCAGTTAGACGAAATAGCTGTTTTTAATTACGGTTTATCTACTTCTGAAAGGACTGAAATATATAACTCAGGGGTAGCTTACGATATAGAAAACGATTATTCAGGTACAGCTCCTTTATCGTTCTATCGCTGTGGTGATAATTCTAGTGATACTGATTCATTAGGAGGTCCTGTGGACAATGGTGATACTATTGGAACGATCAAGAACATAATTAATCCCGGCACACACGACATGAGTCAAGTTAATGGAGCTACCTACAGCACCGCTAACAGTCCTGTTTAATAGCTATGAGAACATATGTAATAATAGACGCATCGGAAGTTAGCTCAGTAGACTTCGACCAAGTAGCTGAAACCTCTGCCGACACACTTAGATACTCTGTGGACGGCACGAAGACATTCGTTAAGTACGAAGGCACACAACCATTCTTTCTACTCGGCAAGACGGAGTACACACACGAAGAGATACTAAGCATCTTGAGTGGTCCTGAGTGGACGAGCGAAGACGAAATCTAAACGGTATGCACGAAACAGCCCAAGGGCTATATCATTCGTTGGAGAACCAGCGGTGGTCATTCTTAGACAGAGGACGTACATCTTCTGAGCTTACACTTCCTTATGTCTTACCGCCTGACGGCCACAACTACGCTACTAAATACTACACACCGTACCAAGGTATCGGAGCTAGAGGAGTATTAAATCTTAGTAGTAAGCTATTGCTTGCACTGCTTCCACCTAACGCTCCCTTCTTTCGTCTTGTTATAGATCGCTATGAGTTAGACAAAGCAAAGGAAGACCTCGGTGTAGAAGGAGCAGAACAACTACGTACTGACTTAGAGAAAGCATTAGCTGATGTAGAGCGTAGTGTATCACAGGAAGTAGAAGTACAGAACTTCAGGAACGGTATCTTCCAAGCATTAAAGAACTTATTGGTTACTGGTAACTCTTTGTTATATCTCCCTGATGAGGGTGGTATGAGAGTGTTCAAGCTGGATCGTTATGTAGTGAAGAGGGACCCAATGGGTAACGTTACACACATAGCTATTAAAGAAACAGTAGCTCCTATGATGCTTCCTGAATCCGTAAGAGAGGAAGTATATCGCCAAGAGAAAGAG